GATGACTTGTATAATATTTGGATTGACCCGGTTGTAACTGGAGCCATTGCTAGGGCTATGCAGATTCCGGACCAGCCCTTTACTAATTTTGCGCAAGCCGGGTATCTTACAAACTCCTCAGCTAGGATGACAATTAGCAGTAGAATTGAGGGCAACTACGGGCAAATTCGCGGTTCGGTCAGAGCTAAATCCCGTCCAATTGTTTGAGGTAAATAATGACTATTGCTGCTAGTGCTATTATCCGCCGAGCTGTAGAAACCCTACAAGACCCTACATCGGTACGTTGGCCTACAGCCGAACTTGTCCGTTACCTCAACGACGGGCAACGCGAAATTGTGCTGTACCGCCCGGACGCCATGGTAACTAACGCCACGGTTACTTGTGTTGCCGGTACAAAACAGAGCCTGCCCGCGCTAGGATCTAAGCTTATTGAAGTCGTTCGTAATTCAGCGTCTACTAGCGCCAAGAAATCAATACGAATGATTAATCGGGAAATTCTAGATGCGCAGACCCCCGGCTGGCACAACATTACAGGCACTGTAGATATTCTGCACTTTATATACGACCCCCGAGATCCTCGGGTGTTCTACGTTTACCCGCCCGCTACTACGTCCGCGCAAGTAGACATTGTGTACTCGTCCTATCCTACGGATATTACCGAGCCTGCAGATGGATCATTATATTCTGCTGTTACTGGTAACATTAGTGTGCCTGACATTTACGGCAATGTGCTTGGTGATTATATTCTGTATCGGTCTTACACTAAAGACAGCGAGTACGCAGGTAACGCAGGACGAGCCCAAGCTCACTACACCGCCTTTGCCAATGCACTCGGTATTGAAATTAAAGGAACCACTGGTGTAGCTCCAAACCCCTCGGGTAACCCCAATCGCGGCATGGTAGCCGGGTAAGGAGTAACGTGTGGCTGAAAAAATTAAACTGGTGCAGGGAGATACTAAGCCTGCAATAGTATGCACCATTACTGACGACACCACTGGGGCTGCGGTTAACATTACTGGCGCAACGGTGTTGCTGAAGTTTCGTGCTGCGGGGGCTACTGCGTTGACAGCCACTGTCACCGGCTCAGTTACTGACGGCCCTAACGGAAAGCTTGTTTTCTATCCGGCGTCTGCGCCCGAAATGCTTTCGGGGGACGCGGGGGACTACGAAGGCGAAATTCAAATTACGTTTGCCGACGGCACTACCCAGACAGTCTACGACCTACTAAAATTTAAGGTCAGAGCGGACTTTTAATGGCGATTAGGCTATCCCGAGTTATTTTACGTACTGCTGTAGCGGCGGAGCGGCCTATTGTCGACCCAAGCTATGTGCGCATAGTATCTAATGTTTATTTATCAACATCGCGGCAATTACAATATTTTGTAGAAGTAGTCAGTGTCGCAGATAAAGCTACTAAAGCGGTAAGTAAACAAAATTTTGATTTTACAACCATAAACGAAACTTTAGCCAAACAGATACGAGTACTTAAATCCAATTCTGTTAGCGTTTTTGAAACTTTTACTAAAACTTTTGGTCGAAACGTCAGCGACATTCAAAATTTAGCTGAGGTTATCAGGCTTCAATTTAGCAAGCTTATTAGTGAAACCCAGTACGTAGCTGACACGGCTAGCAAACAGTTCAGCAAAGCTTTTACAGATACGCAGGATATAACCGAAACTAGCGTCAAGCAGGTTGGTAAGTCGTTTAGTGAAACCCAGTACGTAAGCGACGCTAGCCGCGTGCAGGTTGATAAACAAATTGTAGATGGCGTTGGTATGAACGATTCGGCAGATCTAGCCGATGGAATTACGTACCAGACCTCTAAAAGTGTTAGCAACGTAGCCTTTGTTTCTGACACGTTGTCCGCTGTACTAAGTTACGTTAGGTCTTTTGCAGATTCTTTTGGTGCTTCAGACAAAGCTAGCTTAGCTACTAGCAAACAATTTTCGGATTCTTTTGGTGCTTCAGACAAAGCTAGCTTAGCTACTAGCAGACAATTTTTGGATTCCGCCACTGCGGCTAGCTCGGGTTCTTTGATCTCCCAAGGGTATTGTGACCCAACGTATTTTGCGCAAGACTACGTTGGTTATTCTCGTTCATTTAACTAAGGTATTACCATGATTAACGATCAGCTCAAAGTTACCGGCGACTTAGTAGTCGAGATCACCGGCCCGGACGGAAAACTTAAAGACCGTCGCGAAGTAAAGAACCTTGTTGTGACCGCTGGCAAAGCGTTTATCGCTGCCAGTATGCTTAAGACTACGAGCAACAGCCCCGCTGCCATGACCCACATGGCTATTGGTTCCGATACAACAGGCAGTGCTGACGCCGCTCGCACCGCGTTGGGTACTGAGCTTGTCCGTACTGCGTTGAGTAGTGCAACTTCTTCGGGGGCCGTAGTTACTTACGTAGCCAATTTTGCAGCTACCGTAGGTACTGGCGCGGTAACTGAAGCTGGTATTTTGAACGCTGCTAGCGGCGGCACGATGCTTTGCCGTACCGTGTTTTCCGTAGTGAACAAAGGCGCTGATGACTCGATGTCAATTACTTGGGCAATTACGGTATCGTAAACGCGGTCTACAGGGTAAGGGATCATGGCTACTATTGTTTTGCGGGCAACTAAGGGTGTCCCTCTTACCAACGACGAAGTAGACGCTAATTTTACTAATCTAAACAACGCCATCCCCGCTGCTTATTCGCTCCCCGTAGCTACTAATAGTGTATTAGGCGGAGTTAAACAGGGTACTAATACTAGTATAGCTGCCGATGGCACTATTTCCGTTTCTACTGGAGCTACCAGTGTTGGGTTGTCTGCACCAGCATTGTTTACGGTTACTAATTCTCCTGTAACATCATCTGGAAATTTAACCCTATCTTATTCTGGTACTGCTTTGCCCGTAGAAAACGGTGGTACGGGCAGAACAGTAGGTAATTACTCCATCTACGCAAATGAGATTCATGTTGGCAAAGACGGAAACGACACTACAGGTGACGGCACTTTAATCAACCCCGTGTTGACAATTACCAAAGCGTTGACTTTGATTGGTGCAGGTAGAAATACTGTTATTGTTCACCCCGGAAGTTATAGCGAAAGCCCTACAGTTTCAAGCGCAAACACAACAATTGCAACATCAGAACTCACTGGCGCTAACACGCAAATTTCTGGAACATTAACGCTGTCTGCGGCGGCTCGTGTTAGTGGCATAAAACTAACTAATTTGACCATTACGGGGTCAGGAAACACATATATTTCAAACTGCACAGTAGACACGCAAGTAGTTAAGTCTGGAACCAACTACGTTGAGATTATCAATTCTGAGCTACAGTGTGTATCTGGCATTCAGATTAGCGGATCTGGGGCTGTTTCTATTATTGGCAACAAATGCTGGGCAGTAGCGGTATCAAACGCCAGTGCAAGTGTTTTAATCAAAGACTGCTATCAAGTTATCACGCCAAGTGTTTCAGCAGGAACTTTGCAAATTGACGGTTCTGCTATTTTTGCTGCAAGTCCTACATCTAACGCTGTAACTTCCAGCGCTGGAAGTTTTATTACGCTGGCAAACTGTTTTGTTTTAAACTCGGCAGGAACCAATGTAGAGCGAGTAAGTCTGGCTGGTTTTTACAGTATTTTGAATCTTGTATACGACAAGACTAATTCCACTTTTGCTGGCACAAATTTAAACGCTATTGACTATTTTAGCGTTATCAACGCTGACACTTTGGTGCTGACAAACGACTTGGCTATCGCTTACGGCGGCACCAACAGTTCGGCCACGCCAACTGCTGGAGGATTGGCATACGGGACCGGGACCGCATATGCATTCACTGCGGCTGGAACAACGGGTCAAGTATTGCTGGCGACAACAAGTGCGGCCCCGTCATGGGGGCAAGTAAGCCTAACAGCAGGTGTGACAGGAACGCTTCCTGTTGGCAACGGCGGCACTGGACAGACTACTGCATCTGCTGCTTTTAACGCTCTATCTCCAGTTACGACTACTGGTGACCTAATTATTGGCAACGGGACTAACAGTGCTACCCGTCTGGCTATTGGGGCAAACACCTATGTACTAACGTCCAACGGTACTACTGCAACTTGGGCTGCATCTGGTGGTGGAGGCGGTGGAATTACAACAGGCAAGGCAATTGCAATGGCAATTGTTTTTGGTTAAAGGAAAAACATGGCAAATCCAAATATTGTAGCCGTAACTACTATTACTGGCAAAACTAACTTAGTAAAAAATGTGGCAATTACCACAGGCTCGCAAGCAGTACTTAACAGCAGCAGCAGCGGCCAGATTTACAAAATTAATTCACTGCTAGTAAGCAACACTACTGGTACTACAAACTATACAGTAGATGCATATATTACACGCAGCAGCGTTAACTACTACATTGCCCGTAGCATTCTTGTGCCTGCCGCAGCCTCACTAGTATTAATCAGCAAGGACAGTAGTGTTTACCTAGAGGAAGGCGATTTTATTCAAGTTATTGCAGGAGCCGCTAGTGTCCTAGATTGTATTTGCAGCTACGAAATTATTAGTGCAGCCTAACTATGGAGCTGCTGTCCTATAACGGCGGATATATTGGCTACGTTCCTGATCAAAGTTTAAATTTAGTAACTACTGGTCAGACTGTAGAAAATGAAGACACTGGAAATATACATATTATTGGAAAAGCTTTTGCGGTTGATTATGATGGTGGTAATACTATAACATTTACAACTGCAACTTATACTTCAAACGGAGAGGGGGGTTACCAAGCTTACAATTATAGTTATCATTATAGCGGTGATGTTATTGTTCTATTCAGCTATGCGGATACTAATACTACAAATCAAGGTCAGGATTATTCTCCTCTAATAAGAGACGGCGCAAGCAACTACTATGGCTGGACTACAATAACTAGTAATACTGCTAGTTCAGATACTAACACATATTTTGCTTATTTTGTTGTTCCAAAAAATGTAACAGTATTTCTACAAATGCAAGGCAGTGCTACTAGTGGTTCTTCTGCTGTAAATTTTACTCTTATGGGTATTAGGGGGCTGTGTAAAGCAGATGGTACGCTAGCAGGAGTTTCAACAACTTCAGCAGTTTTTGGATCAACTGGATTGCCAGCAGCTGGTAGTAATTCTGTTAGTATCCCATCAGGCGGTAACGCTACAGACAACTGGATAGTTATACAAGGCTGGGCAGTTGACGACGATGTTAGTCCTTATAGTGTTGGTATTGGTGTAAAAAACTACGAGTTTGGTCACTGCAGATCATTTGGTAGTAGCAGTAACGGAGGTACTACAGGCCTAGCAGCTACAATTTACAGAGGTGCTGGCGGTACTTATGTAGGTAGTGGACCTGTGGGTTTTAAAACTGGTACTGCTTCTGACGCTACTGATGCTTGGGTAGTAAGTATGGTAGCTTTTAAAGCTGGCGTAGAACCTACCAGAACAATTAAAGTACCCAGTGTCACTGGAGTTTATAGTTTAGCAGCATATACTAGTAAAGTAGGTAAATGGACTTATCCTTTATATCCTGACGGATTTCCAGCAAACGATATAGTATACTACTACAAACCACACCAACAGCTAAGCGGTGAATTTTGTCAATCAATGTATGTCACAGGGACTGGCACAAATAGTTTTAACGCTGGCTACTATGTAGGAAATAGTAATACCTTTAATCCTACTTATTATACCTACGGCAAAACATATCAACAAAGTATAACTCCAATTCTTACTTTAGCATACTCAGGTAATGGAACAACTGCTAGTGTAACTACTACTAGGTGTAGTCGTATTTGGATTGCAGAGCCGTGTAAAATTCGTTTTATATCGCTGTACTATGGCAGGAGCAATGACTCAATTTCTTGGGATGTTTATGAGCATAGCCGCCAAGGCGGTTCATTAGTAGCCACCTATGGCCCAGTCTCCGGTAACGGATCAACCAGTTTTTACTCATCTTATAGTAGTTATTATACAATAAGTAAACCATGTTATATAGTTATCTCACTTACGTCCACTTTGGGTGGTGTTGGAGGATCTATTCCAAATAATTATGCTTTGATTTATATGGAGCATATACGTGTCTAACGCAAATATTATAGGTGTAACTAAAACATGCACCGCTGATAGTGTATTTAACGGTCTAGTTACTACAGCAACCAATAGCGGTATTTACACAACTCGCGAGATATATAACAACAATAAAGCAGGCATTTACCCAAAAGCTCAATACGGCGTTAATGGCTCTAATATAATAACAGCTGCATATACTGGTGGTAATACTTACTGGGATGGCTCTCAGTACTCCCCTATAATATATGTAAGTATAGATTTAATTCATTCTCGGGTTTATGTATCAGGCACTCCCGGGTTTGCAATTAACACTAATCAAACTGTCGGACCAGTAGTTATAAACACCGATGCAAATCGTTTTGATATAGTTAGTACAGATGACAGTTATATGTCTTACAACAATGACTGGTTTATTTTGAAGGAATCTACCCGGCTTACTGGTTCTAGGACTGGTCAAATTTTTTCGCCCAATACCGATGTTAGTTTTTACTTAAATAGCCCTGCGAACCCTGGTGCTCTTTACCTTACAGGCTTTACATTATTTTTTTACTCGGTTTAAATTATGGAATACAGCTACAGAAACCAGTACCCGACTGCGCAGTTACCTTGGACTCTAGTATTAGATGGCTACAGCAGAAACGACCCCAGCACTTTTACTGAGGAAGAAATTGCATTAGCGGGGTATACTATAGTTCCAGATAGACCTAGTTATAACCCTAAAACTCAAGAGTTAATGTGGTTGGGCACTGAGTGGCATGTTCAACCAAAACAACCACCTAACCCTCAAGAAATTGAGCAGCAGTGGCGATTAGTTCGTCAGCAGCGCGATCAAAAGATTAAAGACGTAGAGTGGCGTTATAGTAGACATCAAAGACACCAAAGGCTTGGTTTACCCCAAGTAGACGACATTGCGCTGCTAGACCAATATGTTCAGGACTTGGCTAACTTGCCACAAACACAAACTGATCCGTTCAATATCGTGTGGCCCGAGTACGTCGCCCCTGAGCCTAGCTCCGAAGTTTAATGTTTTAAGGCGGTAGCCGTGGCAGCTATACAGATCAAAGCTTTTGGCGGTATCTCCCCTCGTATTTCTGCGAGGTATCTGCAGGACTCGCAAGCTCAGACAGCGCTTAACTGCACCACCTTTGCTGGGTCGCTGCTGCCTTTGGCTAACTATGGCTCTACGGTTGCCACACTAACTAAGACAGGAACCCCGCTAACTATTTATCGTTTCGGGCAGGACAGTCTTTCTGACAGCCAGTACTGGTTCCACTGGACGACGGACGTTAACGTCTGCCGCAGCCAGATCGCTGGAGACACTTCTGAGTGGACGTTCTATACGGACGGTACGCTGCCTAAGGCGACTTACGCTTCTATCGCTATTTCCGGGTCTGATTACCCCACGGCTTCTAGGCCGCTAGGTTTACGCGCTCCACCCGGAGCCGCTACGGTTGCTGCGGGGGCTACTCCAGCCGACACTAACGCGCTTAAAGAAACTAGGGTGTACACGTACACCTACGTTAACAAAGAGTCCGGGTACGAGTTTGAGTCCGCCCCGGCTCCTGCCTCTGCCCAAGTTGAGGTGTACCCAAGCCAGTCGGTAACTGTTAGCGGGTTTTCTTCGCTGCCCACGACCTCGGTGGGCGGAACTACTGCAAACTATGTTGCAACGCACAAACGCATATATAGGTCTACGTCAGGGACGTATCTTTTTGTAGCGGAAATTTCGCTTGCAACTTCTAGCTACTCAGACACGATTGATGCGGAAAATTTGTCAGAGGAACTTACTACGCTGACTTGGTTGACTCCGCCTGACACACTCAAAGGGCTAATCAACCTACCCGGCGGATTCATGGCTGGGTTTACTGGGCGGGACGTTTACTTCTCAGACCCTTACCACCCTCATGCTTGGCCTGTTCAGTACATGCAGTCACTGGACTATCCGGTAGTTGGCCTTGGGCGCATGGACACTACGCTTGCGGTGCTTACTACTGGCGTACCGTACTTTTTACAAGGAAGTCACCCAGACTCGATCTCGGTGGTAAAGTCAGACTTAGAGCAAGCGTGTGCGTCTAAGCGAAGCATTGTGAGTGTTGGCGGCGCAGTGATCTACGCGAGCCCTGACGGGCTAGTTATGTTAGCCCCCGGC